AAATCAGTAGCATTACCTGTAGTTGCTATAGTAATATATTCCATTTCCTCGCCAGAACCGCCAGTACTACCACCGAACACACCTCTTGACCCATTACTAACTGAAGCCAGTTGTCCTTTAGCGGAAATCAGATCGCCAAAATCAACCGCATTAGCTGGGGTTGCTATGGAAATGTAATCCATAACATTACTATAGCCATAACCGCCAGCAAACACACCTCGATCGCCCCAAGGAACCGGTGGTACAACACCACCCGTCCCCTCGCCTATATTATAAAAAGCATTTGCACCTGTGGTTGCGTCAGTACAGATAAAAGCCTCCCCAGAGACCTTATTAATCCATAAGTGACCTGCCGCTGGTACATTACTGACACTTTCAGGATCAGCACTTGCAACTGTAACATCTGTTAATTCGGAGGTATCTGTAATAGCGTTTATGCCTGTCAAGCTACTGCCATCACCATCAGGAGCGAGAACACCAGCTCTTGGAATAGATACTGAAGCGCCACCTGCGCCATCTTCTGCAGTAAGTGTAACTGACCCCGAAGCTGTATTTAATTTAATAGCCATAATTTTCTCCTGTTAAAGTATTTTCAAACTGTCATAGTATTTTGAGACTAGGATGGAACTAGCAGGGACTGTTACTGTCACACCGCTTGCAATTTCTGTATCTGTACCCGTCTCATATCTAGTATCTGCATCTAGTGTAACATCTGCCGATATAGTACGGCTTGCATAAAGACCTCTCTCAACAGCATCTATGGCTGTAATAGACTGTATACAGTCGCTATCAGCACCCCAAGCCTGATCGGTCGTACTCTCTTGTGCTTTACTAACCCCTGTCAGAGTCCAGTAGGTGGTATTATCCGTGCGCCCCGTATAGGATATGATCTCAATAGCGGTAGGGCTAGTGAGACTATCCATAATTGTTAGTTTGCCCCGCACCGGAGGGTCATTATAAGGTGATGAAGCCTTCGTAACATCTACCGTTGTTGCGCCAATACTTACCGCATTCTCTAACGCACTCTTTACATTATTTGCAAAAGCCATCTAATTGATCTCCCTAATTACCATTCTGAAGTCTGACTCTTTAATCCGCCCTGCGCTGGTCGAGACCTGCACCGAAACTAAGTAAGTAGCTGCATCAGTACCCTCACTAATCCATAACTTCGGTGTTGTAGTCGTACCATTGGAAACTGATATGTCTAATCCGTCAGAGGAGAAACTTGGCGCAAAAACGCTACCGTCCACCGAGATCAATGTACCTGTAACGGTATCGCCATCAGGTATTACCTCTGAAAAAACTATATCGTAATCCAAAGCCTCATTAGGCTGTTTTGTAAACTGTTCCATATCAAGTTACCTCTAATTCTCGTGTTTCTGAATCTAACGTGTATGCTCTCTCGTCTGAGGCTAATGTGAGTACTCTTGGCGCGGCTGAGGAATCTGGATTAACTCTACCTGTAAAATCAACAGAGGCACTAGCGACAATATCAAGAGCTTCATCGAGGATCACTTGAACAATAGCAGTAATTTCTATCGCAGAAGTACCTATAATGTCAAACGAACCAAATATATAGATTGTCTCATCGGTACTAACAGAGGCACTACCAACAACAGCCGCTGAACCGTATCTCGTAACTGTAGAGGTCATTGAAACAGAGGCGCTACCAACAATAGCCGCCGAACCCACCCCTGTAACTGTACCATTAACCGCAATTGAGGCACTAGCAACAATAGCTGCTGAACCTAACTCTATTCCCGTACCTCCAATACCAACAGAGGCACTACCAACAATAGCCGCTGAACCTAATACTGTAACTGTACCATTAACAACAATCGAACAGTTAGCCGTAGGATCAGAGTCCCCTAAGTATATAGCTGTACCATTAACCGCAATTGAGGCACTACCAACAATAGCCGCTGAACCTAGTAGGGTAGTTACTCCATTAACCGCAATTGAGGCACTAGCAACAACAGCCGCTGAACCGTATCTCGTAACTGTAGCGGTGACTGCAACAGAAGCACTAGCAACAACAGCGGTGGAACCTAATACTGTAACTGTACCATTAACCGCAATTGAGGCACTAGCAACAACAGCCGCTGAACCGTATCTCGTAACTGTAGCGGTCGTTGAAACGGAGGCACTAGCAACAACATCAGTGGAACCCAACACGGTAACTGTAGCGGTCGTTGAAACAGAGGCACTAGCAACAACAGCCACTGAACCCAACACGGTAACTGTAGCGGTCGTTGAAACAGAGGCACTACCAACAATAGCCGCTGAACCTAATACTGTAACTGTACCTCCAATACTAACCGAGGCACTACCAACAATAGCCGCTGAACCATACCCATAAACAACACCGCCTAGCGCATTACCGCCAAGTAGAAAGCCGTTTATAGAGCCAAAATTCATCTGCTATTAATCAAGAGTTACAGTCAAATCACCAACTGCAATTGAGAAGATATTACCTGCTGAAAGCGTTACACTAGCATCCAAAGGAGCCCAATAAAGCATATTCGTACTTGAAGCGTCATCGAAAATAGCCATACCTGTAATGGTAGCCCCTGCATTTAGCGCAGGATATGTAACTGCAGCACTATTACTTACTGCCCCACCGCTTACAGTACCAAAAGTTACAGCCTGTATAACGTAGTTTGCATCGGCAAGAACAGTACCGCCACCAGAATCGGAGGGATTAGCTGTATAAAGCTCAACATAAGGAGTTGAACAGTTATAAGCGGTAGCCCCTTTTAGGGTTATATTAAGGATTTTATCCTCTAAAAAATCAGAAAACTTAGACATAAGATTTACCTCGTTAAATTAAATTATAAGTGTACTTGAATAGTACTTGACAAAATAAAGGGTGTCAAGCTATATAGTTTCGGTAGCAAACGTAAGCTCTCCCGAAACCTTATTTACTATCTGTGTGATTATTAACTTTTCATTCGTGAATCCCTCCCCTATAGTACTAGTTATATCTATAATATCCCCAAGCTGTAATTCTGTAGAAGCTAGTGAAGTACCAAATATCACTAGCATTTTTGGGTTAGCTAGAAGCGTAAGGTAGTCACTAACCACATTAGTAGCGGCTGTACTAGAGTTCACTAGCGTTAGTCTAAACTGACTTGATCCATCTAGTGTTCCATACTCCGTTATTGAAGAGGCATTAACACCCTTAACTATCTGCTGACTAACCCCACCCTGATAGTCAAAATTAGCTGATATACTATTAACAATATCGCTATACGGTGAGTACTCGTAGGCAAATGAGTCTTGAAGATAATCCGCAACACCAAGAGACTTTAAAGAACTGTCGCCCGAAGTTGGTAACTTGTATAGGTGTGCAACACCATCGAGGCTCCAGAAGAAAACGCTCGCTGATTGGTACGCCACTTGTCTAAGCAGTATGTTCAAAGCTAGTTGATCTGTGATGGCAAAACCTAAGTCATAATCAGTACCAAATGTAGTATTAGCTGAAATCGAGGTATGTAGATCCCCACTAACAACGCCATTAGCGTAATTTAAGAGTAGGTGTTCCGTAATGTCCGCTGGGTTGTCGAGGTCAAACCCTACCATATCTAATGTAATCTTTTTGGCGTAACCTGTACTTGAAGAAGTGTTAGGAACACTTGATACATCAAACTGTGAAGCAATACCTGCGGAAGTAGACTCAACATAAACTCTAGTACCTGCTGGCTCCTCTGCTGAGTAAGCCTGAGTAAGCTCCCCATAACTCAAACAGAAGTCCCCATTCCACTCAAAAGCACCCGTTGCAATGAATACAAACTCTGCACCACTATTTACTGTTACATTCAGGTTTATTGTGTGGGAAGATCCCTCAGGGAAAGTATGGGTCTCTAAAAAAGTATATGCTACCAACTCTGTTACACCATCAGCATCAAGCACTTTATACCCAAAGTCCAATACCGCCCCATCAGAAGCCCAATCCTCAGTAATTTGGAAAGTACCAGTCCAAGTTGCATTCACCGAGGTATCATATTCGTCTGTTTCATAGAAGTAAGACACCGCATTAACTGTCCCATCTGCAATTTCATAGCAATCACTTAGTGTTGTAAGCCCCCCCAAACTCCATACATTACCTACGTTTGAGACTTCTTCGATAAAAGTTAGACTATCACCAAAGGTCAGTTGGTCGCCATAAACAGAACTGTCATTAGCGTCAAAGAAAGTAGCGGCTGGATTATTTACATAGTGCGGAGTTACATCGTGCGGAAAGTCCGAGAACCTTAAATAGGATTTACCCGATACCGTTACAAGAGATCCGCCGGAAATCGGAGTACCATCTGCATACACTGTACCAATACTTGTTACTGCGTGATCCGCAATGAGCAGGTCGTAATTTGTCTCATCGGTTAATACCTCTGCGCCTCGTTTGTGGGCATCAACTGGATTAGTGGGAGTTAAACCACTTAGGGTATTACCACTCCTTGCCGAGTAAGCTATTGTCTCCAAGTCAATAATAACTGAACCAGAAGATGGTAACTGTGAACCATCCGCTAAAACTATAGTTGTTGAGCTGGTAGTTAGAGCAGTAGCTAGTCTTGTTAGTATGCCAGCGTTTACAGGCAAGGCTCTATGTGAGAATACCTGCCCGTAAACAATGGGCGCTACCTCACCTAAAGTTTCTTTTCTAGCTGATGGGTAGGCAGTATCATCTATTAGATCCCCGATAACTGCTGTTTTATCACTCCCATAACTAGCCACTAAGAAGTCAATTGAGGTCTGTGATACACGAATAGGATCTGAGATAATGCCCTTTAGTATTATTTCCGTATCAGTCAAACTCTCGTTATCAAACCACAATCTAACAATACAACTGCTGCCAATTTTGATTTTCGATGCCAGCGTTGTAGAATCTTCCGCAAGTTTAATTGTAGTACCTGATACAACCCCACCACCTGTTAAACGGGGTGTCTCTGCTGACATAGTACCCCAACTGAGAACCTGCGCTGTGTATAACTGACCATCTACAGTAACTGTTTGATCTGAGTAATACCAAGTTGTAGAGCCATCAGATACTTCTAAGAGCCAAACTGGAGTAGCCTCTGTTAGGTTCTTTGCAGTATTAAAGGCTGAGGTTAGTGTTTTCATTGAGAGACAAGCTCAACCGCAACCGAGTACAACTCTCCTGACTTTAGTTCAAGAATAACTAGCTCATCCATATCAAACCGAACTGTGGAAGTCACACTCTCCGGATCCGTTAAGGTGAAACTGTTAAGCCTACCTACGGCAACCGTGTCAAAAAAGTCTCTAAGATCCGAAGCTAGTGTAGAGTCACTAAAGTCAAAAACAAAAGAGTAGCGGTATCGGGTAGTGCCTGTCTGGTAGTAGTACCCTGTCCCATTAGCAGCTAAAAGCGTTGTAATGTTTTTGACTGGTATATTACCAACATAAGGCTGTAGTGGATTTGGTAAGGTTACTACCTCTACTCCTAAAGTGAAAATAATGCTCATAATCTAGGCTCTGGTACTTTGCTGTTCTTCAGCTGGTTGGTGAGTGCAATAGTTCTACTCAACAGGCTGTTAAAACTATTTAGATTGTTTGTCATACTGCGGATTCTAGTGTCTAAAGTATTAACAGCGAGCAAAGCCTCCCTCAATTGGGAGCTATCAACCGCTATAACAACCGGCGTAGCTGTTAGCGCCCCTGCTTTATTGACTATATTTTCTAGCACGGGTGTAGCGGTATCTTCAACTACCCCAAGTGCAACATCTATATTATAACCAGCCATTTTAAGTTACCGTACCATAAGCCACCATCTCCGAACCAGCTGGCTTGACCACTAATTTAACGGGCATACTGCCAGCGCTCTTAACACCCACTTTGATTGCGGTAACAATACCTGCTGAACAGGTGAAACCAAGATCAGCAACAGCGTCTTCCAATATCAAATCTAGGTCGGTAACTGAAGCACCAATAGCCGGGAATGTAGCAGCTCCGGCTTTAACGTAACCGCCAATAACCACTTCCCAGTCATTAGAGACTACCTCAGTAGTTGGAGCATCATCCCCAAATTTTGTATATGTGCGTGTAACAGGTTTCTGCTCTAGTGACCACTCATCAATAATTACATCTGTAACTACCACTCCCGTTATACTAATGTTTGCTCTTTTTCCTTGTTGAAGTGCCATTTTATATTTCCTTTAGATTGCCCTGTAATACGTGGTTAAAGTCCCTTGCCAAAGTAGCCGCCACCATCCCTATGGGAGCCTGTGCGCTGTGCCCTAATTCTAATACCCCAATATATGGTACGCCATTTGCTATGTAAACTCTATCCAAGTGGGATTCTAGCAAAAAATCATTAGCCAAAACAACAGGGTCGGTAGGAGGTGTGCTCTCTGCTGACCAATTGCCTGTAGGAGTAACACCTGTGGATCTAGTACTAAAATTAGGAGATCCCGTACTAATATTCCAGCTTATTCTAGCATTACCTGTGTCTACTGGAGTTCTAGCCGCAACCTCATTAAAGACCTCGATAGAAGTTTTCTCAATAGAGCTGCGAACTGCAGCTTGCATCTCCTTAACCATCCTCTGTAAATCCAATATTAACGTTCACTTGAAAAAAGTTTTCTACCGCACCAACAACTTCTAAAGAGGCTGTACCAAAGACAAACTCATCACTCGTCACTCCCTCAAAAATAGCTGCTAAACTATCCGCATAAGATAATGCAGTAGCACTACCTATATTTGATGGTGTAAATACTTGCATAACCACCACCCCAGAGCTGCGGCTGGTAGAGAAAGAGGCATCTATAGTATCGCCACCTAAAACTGTTAGCCGAATAAATGAACTGTTAGCGACTGGCGCATAGTCTACATTACTGTAAGAAATTGGAGTTGTAGCCCAATTATCAGACAAACGCTCTTCGATAAAAGTTCTCTGCCCTGCCCAGCTCATAAGACCGCCCTCAACTGTGTAATCCATAAAGTGTTAGCAACATCTTGTTTAACACTAATAACAGCCCAATCTCTGCTGGCATAAGTAACTAAATCGTTTACATCCGGTGTACTAGCTAAATCCTTTTGTAAGAAAGTCGCCTTTACATCTGTACCGAGTACCTGCGCACCATCTACGAGCGCCTCTGAGTAGCTCCCTATGAGCATAGAAATAGTTGTTGACGTAGTTACACTCGTAACCACCCCTGTAGCTGTGTCGTATGCTGACGGCGCTGTGGCTTTAAATACCGTAGTAGTCCACAAGTCTGAAGTTGCTATCTTTGCCTCGTCAATAGCGTTCTGTATGGAGGCACTTAAATTCATCAGGATCTAGAAACCTTAACAGCAGAAACACCAGCAGAGACATTACCAACAAAACCCCAATGGCTCAACATCACCTTAATGTGATTAGGGAGGAGTCCGCTTGTATCGGTATGGTCAAAGACAACATCAACACCCTCAACTTTAGTAGACTTTAACCCAGCACCTAAAGTATTTAGAGAGCCAACAGTACCATCGTGTATGCGCATCGCTAGTTCAGCGGTGGCATATTTAATATCAACAGGTACAGTAGCAACAGCAACGCTGTAGCTATCCCGATCAACCCATTCAGCTCTAGGTACACGCAAACTCTGAGTGAGAGTTTCTACTCTACCATACCAAGTAATGCGCTGGTCTAACCACAATGTAGCGAGCTTTATATTAGCTTCCTTTACTGCGGTTGTGCCATTCCAGCTTGTATCGCTAGGGAACAGATCATTATAGTCATCAGCTTCTGCAACTGTACAATAAGCATTAGCACTTACACCTCCTGCGGTAGCATCAAGGCTCATAATTTGACCACCCAATCACCCAGCTTATAGTTCTCCACCTCATCAGGGTGTACATTAGCGAGTTTATTATCTGCTTCACGGAACATAACGATATGAGAGGACCCCGATTTCTTAACTACCGCTTTCTTAGTAGCTACTTTTTTAGGTGGTGTTTTCTTAGGGGGTGTTTCAACTATCCCCTCCTGTTTATCTGCTAGAGTTTTTCTCTTATATGCCATAACGGTATAACTCCAAATAAAATATTTTAGCCAACAGCCTATAAAGGTAGACTGCTGGCTGGTTACTACAAACTACTTACCCCATAAGGATTGCGATATTGTCGGACTTCCACGCTTTCACGCCCCAAGCACAAGCAACTTCAAACATTGCCTTACGATAACCCTTATAAACACGGATCTCAAACACAAGGCCAGAATGTGGATCTTGGATCATCATAGTATCAACAGCCGCATCACCATCTGGTGTAGCTGGAGCACGTATTGCAAGCTCTAGCGCACCCTGATGGAATAGCACGTTAGGCGTGTAGCTTGATCCAACAGTAATAGCGTCATCATCTGTTTCAGCAGCTAGAAGACCTGGCGTTCCAATTGACAAAGAACCACCGCTAAGAGCCGTATTAACTGCATAAATATCAGAAGTTCCAGCAAAAGTAATAACATCGCCAGCAAGAACAGTACCTGTACCACCGTCAACAGCAATAGTAGTATCACCCACCGCACTTGAAGCATCATTTAGTAAGTATGACGTACCCGTACCAGCGGTATGAACGCCAATCTGACCTGACTCACGAAGCATACAACCTTGAAGATCAAGCAAGATACCTTGACGCAATAGAGTGTCATTACCAGCCTCATTAGCTTTTTGGAGCTGTGCAAGGTTACGGAGTTTAGTACCAGCAGTATTACTAAGAACAAGAGACATACGCCCGTCATTCTGAGGAGCGCCATTTACACGAAGAATCTCGGTAGTTTCAGCGATAAGATCCATATTACTCGCGAAAGGAGTAGTCCCAGCAACACCTGTTGCACGAGAAGCGCCTTGATAAGCAGCGTTAGCTAGATCATTCTCTACTTCATTAGTAAGGGTACGCATTGCCTGAGCAATCTGATCCCCATAAATAGTTTCAAAACCAGCACCATTATTAACAGATACGATCTCTTCACCCGTCCACGGGATTTGAACAGAACGAGCTTTATCAATGGTCATAGTCTTACTATCTACTACCTGATCTGTCCCCTCGGGAATAGTCATAGCGGCGGTGATATCGCCAGCAGTAGCGGCACGAGTACTGTGCGAGCGTACAGTATCATTTACTGCGACACGGGCTGTCTCTGCGTTTACGGTAGCTGACGGGATGAAACCCACAACTTCACGACCTACGGTATCTGCTGCACGGTAAATATCCGCTGCCAAATTTGTTAATGTATTCATTAGATTTTCCTTAAATATTATAAATAGTTTATGAACACCTAAGAGTGTCCCCATAACCGAAAATTATCTCGCTCTGCGAAAATGATTATGTAACACTGTTACATTTAACTATATTTATATCACCTAAAAACATAAGTGTCAAGAAAAAAGAAACGGCTCGTACCTTTATCGCTGTGGGGTTAGCGTTCCGGCTTGTGATTTTTGACTAGATAATAGTATCACCCTCTTTTTTCTTCTGTTCTTTTTGCGCCTGCTTTTTATCTTTGTCCGCCTTGTCGTCCAAGTGCTCGTCCTCATCACCAAGTGCGAAGTTCAGATTGAGCTTAACCGTTACGGTACTTTCAAGCTCCGCCCAATCGACCGCCATCTGCAAAGCATTAGTCATTAAGACCTCCACCCTATGGATGGCTAAAACTAAACTTGATAGCTCTGCATTGCGTTTAAGCGCAAGAGCTTCAAAACTCTCAACACCTTTACGCTGTCCTGATATAAGTTGCACCCCAAGAGCCGCCATCATCTCTGACTTCTCCCGAATAGCGGATTCAAGTGAGGCTAAACCCTGCCCTGTAAACTCTAAGAAACCGACCTTAGCTTTCTCGTTTGGTATAGCCCAAGCTGTTTCAGCACCTAAACGAATATCTCCAACATCTTTAACGCCAATAACATAGGGTGTAGGCAAGGCGGTAAAGTGTCTACCGTGTTCCAAGTCAGCACTAGAGCGGTAATGCGATAAATTCATATCAACCAGAGGCATAAGCGGTGGAATCTCAGGAGTAAGGTTCAAACCATCCAGTGAAGAGCCTAAGAACATCATACTTGATAAAGGCGCACCTCTTTTAGTTGGTATTGCGACTTCTGACCGCACCCACTCACTTCTATTATATTTATTGAGCAATTTTCGCCATATATACACCTCGTAAATACCGTCTACCGTTGTTAGTTCCCTATATTGAGTCTCATATTTTACCTCGTAAGGTTTCTCAGGGTTCTTAACTTGATACTGCTCTTTCAAGATTATGAAATTATCTGACCAGTTAGTGATCTGCTCGGTTTTATACCCCGACAAGTATGGAAAATCCCCATTGTGGTCAACCAAAATACCCTGCCTACCTGTTAGAATCTGCTCGGTAAGTAGGTAATTTATAAATCCCTTTGTGGAGATCCCCGTACCGGTAATATCCTCTAGCATATCATCAGGAACACCGGTAATAACAGGCTCAATGTGCATAGAAGTACCGACCATACCATCTACTGTTTTACCGATACCGTTAAAAAATGGCGCTCGGGTTAAATAAGCGTTGTATTCTGCATCAGTCTGACCACCTAATCGGGGTAAATACACCTCTCCACGCTTCTTAACAGCCTCTTCACCTGTGTAAGTATCTCGGCATCTATCCCAAGATTTAATGTAGTTATCATATTGTGGGTGTGTAGAGTTAATCATAAATTAATGCCCTATAGTTTTAGTAGTTTTCATAGTTAGATCCTTAAACTTAATAATTGGAGCTAGTGCGTACCTTAAAGCATCGATGTAATGGTTCCATTTGTCAAGTACAATCGGTAATATATCACCACTCAACCTATCGACCTTATAACTGTAATGTACAAACTCGCTGGCAGTTTGAGGGCATCTAGTGTGGATGTGTATATGGCTGAAACTGCGTATGAACTCAATACCATCTGCGACAGAACCCGACCATTTTGGAGCTGCAACTATATTATACCCTTGCCTCGAAATAAAACTGATACTTTCTGGGCGTGAATTATCGGCACGGATAGTATACTTCTTCGCTCCCGGAATGCTATCAATTATTTTGTGAGTGTGGTCCAGCTCTATACCAACACCACCATCCTCATAATCTATGAAAAGCTCGTTCCCACGAATCCAACACCGCACCAATGCGGTAGGGTCTGCGGAAAAACCCCAATCCATCCCAAAGTAAAAAGTTTCCTGCTTCACTGGGGTCTCAAAGTCACTAATCGTAAACTTATCCTTAAATATCTGCGCTTCGGTAGTCTTAGCGCACTCCCCCTCCCAAACATTTAGGTATTTTTGGTAGTCCTGCTCTTTATCGTACTGCATATCAGAGAGCATTTCTTTACTGAAGAATGGGTTATCCTTATGACTGACCTTAACAACAAAAGAATCAGGTCTGCGGTTAAGAACGAACCTACTATAGGTTGGGTCAGTCTCTAGGTCAGGATTAAAGCTCACCCAAATCTCAGAACCCTCTTTACGAATAGTGGGGATCAAAAAGTCCCAACTATCTGCGGTAACTTTTTGAGCCTCTTCAACCCAAGCATAGTCAGCACCCTCAAAGGATTTAATCTGCTGCGGATCGTGCCTTAGTCCAAAGAACACAAATTCAGTACCATTAACTCCTATAATACGGTCACGCTGTATCTTGTATCGAGTAGATAACCCCAAACGTTCAATCTGAGTAGCTAGTAACTTATGTACCGACTCTTTAATTGAGTGCTGCATTTCACGGCAGCAGAGAACACGAATCGGTTTCTGTACCCCTTTAAGTAACAGCACGATAGCGAACGCCCAAGATTTTGCCCCACCTCGTCCTCCATAATATATCTTATACCGCTTTTTCTGATATAAATATTTGAACTTAGCAGGAACCTTTATATTCTGAACGCCTTTAGGCATCAGAGACTTTACCACCCTCCATTGCGAAGGTGCTACGGTCAACCTGACTCATTGCGTCAAACGCTTTACGGGTGATCTGCTTTTCACCGCCTTTACCTGAACCTGAATCGTGTTGAGAACCTGAACCACTTGACTTCTCGAATAGGTGTGGCGCTGACTTCGTTAAGTCCGAAACCCAGTCTTTCATACTAATTGGCGTGGTCGATCCAGCCTTAACCAAAGTGTTACCGGCTGAATCAACAGCAGTTGGAGTACCGTCTTTCAACCTAAACACGGATTTAGCTCTTAACACAACATCATCAAGCGCACCGCTCAATACACCGGCAGTAACAGCAGTATCTTTAATGGCGCCATCAACAAGTAGAACTTCTAACTTACGATTAAGCTCGTTATTACTGCCCTCCAAAGTGCTATAAGCCTTTGCGTTCTCAGCTTGGATATCCTTGACTTTACGAGCCACTAGCTCATCTATCTTACCTGCGTCAAACATATCTTTATCAGCGCCATCACTCTGCGCTTTAAGCATCTTCTTATACTCATCCACATCTATGCCATCAAATTTAGTCTTTAAACCCTCAAAGTCTTTCATCAGGGTGACGTTATTGGTTCTAAACTCGTCAACTTTAGCTTTTAAACTAGCTTCCATTGCGTCAAACTTTTCTTTAGTGTATTCCATACGCTTTTAATCTCCGATTAATGTTAGTTGAGGAGCCATAATACTATACAGTTTTCAAAGTGTCAACACCACCAGGTACTGGATTGTTCAAAAAAAAACGCGGCTATTACCTTTATCGCTGTGGAATTGGTGTTCCGGCTTGTGATTTTTGACGTGCAAGAGAAATACTCCAAAACATCAAAAAAAATGGCAAGGGAAAAAGGAATCCGAGCGCCAGCGAGCAGAGATCCGAGCGCCAGCGAGCAGAGATCCGAGCGCCAGCGAGCAGAGATCCAATCCATATTGCTGT